GTGGACTACTTTAATGTTATCGACGTACTTATGTTTCATCTTAGTAAGACGATCTAATTCTTCATCAATTTGGCCACGTCCATTATTGTTTATAATCACAAAATTTTCAACGGGATAATCTACACTCATTAATAATCTTGTCACCCACCACGTACTATTAACTACTGCTGTGCCTATTACTGGTATTTTATCTAACATCATTAACTCCTTTATATTTACACAATTACCATTTTCTTTCCACCATTCAGATATAAATTTACTACTTTGATTTTGTATATTTTTTATCTTGATTCGTTCGTCATTTTCCGCTCGTTGCAATGTTGATAAATGATTACGATTTTCGGTGAACAAAGGGAAAACATAACATTGACGATAATTTCCAGGATAAATTATATTTTCTGGAATAGGACAATGATTTGTACCTTTAATATCTAAAGTAAATGTATCGGTATTTTCATTAAAATAATCATCAACAATTTGTTTTGCATAGTTTCTGTTTATAAGATATGCACAACAACTCCAATCATTCCATTTTTTTCTTCTCATTCGCATGTCACTTGCATCAAGCGGAGTTTCTTTGATTAACGCCATTTGAATAATTTTCCAATCGTTGGGTAGATTATGATAAAAATTATCCCATTCAAAATTCCAGTGATCTACAAGCGAAAAGTTTATATCATCTTCACAAAAAAATCCATACTCTTCTTCAGTATCTTTATACCATCTATAAATCATATTCACATGTGACACTGAAACTGATAGGACTTCTGACGTAATAGATTCACGGTTAATGAATAACCCAGATATTTTCAATTGTTCTCTAATGTCAATGCGTCTGCCGTCATATCCTTCTATTCTCCGATAAGCAACACCACGATCTGTTAATTGTTTTTCTAAATCTTTTTGTCTGTCTATCGAACTTGCAAGTGAAAGATAATAAACAGTTGGAAACTTACTAAGTTTTTTCACCATTTAGTTTTCCTAACATATACGCTTCAGCATTTTTTGTTTTATTACTAGCATCTAACATCTTTACTAGAATATCTGAATCTATTAAGTCTGGATGAACCCACCAATCTTCATAGTTTCTCCAATCATCAGGTGCAATATCACCTACTACCATAACATAACCGTAATTACTTAAATATTTTCTAGATTTTTCTTTATATGTTTTATTTACGTCGCTATATTCATCATGTTCGTAAGTAATTACTGCAAACTTATATTTTTCAAATGGTATTGTTGTTAAAACCTTATACGATGTTTCTGATGGATCGCAATCAATTTGTAAATAATCAATAACTATAGGGAATCCAATTCCTGATAAAAACTTATCATAATCTATCAATGTAGCATCACGCAGTATGCACTGATTTTTTCTTTCTTTGTTATGCGCTGCAACAAATTTTTCATCAAAATCTATTGCTAATCCTTTCCATGAAAATTGTTGTTCCAATAAAGCAGTATTACTGCCATAGAATGGATATCCAGCTCCTATTTCAAGATATGTGCCACATTTTTTACCATTAAGCATGGTAAGAACAAACATATCCTGGTAAGACTCTGAATAATTCTTTTCTACATGTTCTGAATCAACAAATTGGCGACACAATTCATTATGCTTTTCCTTTGTATAATATTTTATAGATTTTGTGTTAAATACTCCGAAATGTTTTAAGTTGTTGATCACCGCAACCCTGAAAGTATCAGACATATTATAATTTTTTAGTAAATCAACAAATAGATTTTTAGATTCTTCACATAAACCACACCACCAACTACTTAACGCCTTTTCAAAAAGAATGGCATATTTACCAGGATATCCTACATCAATTGGCAATGGATCAACTGAAAAATCAATAACATTTAAACCAACAGATGTAATTAGATAGCAGTCAAACCAACTACCATCTTTCTTTTCTGATTCATAATATTTTGCTAATAAAAAATATGCTTCTGGTCTAGACGGCAATAATGCTAATGCGTGTTGCAATAAACCTTTTACAGAAAATCCTCTACTTCCCTGAGATTCAAAACATCTAGCTGCCAATAATAAACTTTGATATTTTAACAAATCATCTGGTGCTCTTTCTGCCGTTCTTATAAAGAATGAAACGGCAGATGCAGTTTGACCTATAGAATAATAGTGTAACGCAATTTTGAAATTTAAATCTGGATTTTCAGAATCAATTATGTATGATATTATTAAGTTCTTGAATTCGATTTCACTCATATTTTGTTTAAGTTTATAAAATCATTTAGCGTTTGTATAGGTGTCTTTAGTATAAAAGCGGCGTTATCCTGATAACCAAAAGTAATCAAAATATCATTTTTATAGATACACATACCAACCGCAAATTCAACATGTGCCCCCATTATTGAAAAATCTCGGGTCAATTTAACATGATTCCAAGATTTATCCCACACAACAAATCTGTGACGGTATAGTGCGTCTTTTCTTCCTACTTCACTATTGAACAAGTCCACTTCATGGGTTAATGTCAAGTAGTAATCGTCTAATGTAATTACTTGACTGCCACCGCGCAAATCTCTAGGCAATGTAATTGAATTACCTAAATGCACAGTTCGGCATGTCTGAGATTCTGGATCTACCTCAACAACTTCTGTTGGATTAGACCACTTAACATAATGATATGGTTTATCAATTATTGGCATCCAGTTTTTTTCACAATAACTGTTTGGATCTTTTGGTGGTGGTATTCTAAATCTACTAATCTCGACTACATCATCATCGGCAACTTTGATTTCACTTAATTCCATTCTTCCTTGACCGTTAGTAGTAGTGTCTCTTCTAACTCCAGTTATATACAATTTGTTATCCCAATTAACAAGCCTCGCATCCTCTAATCCAACAAAATCCCATAATGGTTCATAAGTATCAAACTTACTAGTGTTTATTTTGGTAGATCGTTTTATTGAAAAGTTATGATCCAATTCGCAATAGTAATTGGTAGTACGTAAATGCATATCATTTTCTGGATGAATATATGTTAACGGACCCCATGGATGTTGAAATAGTTTAGCCTCTGAATGATAAAATGTATAATTAACGTGTCTAATATTAACTATTATTTTGCCGTCAACTATCAAAACAGAAGGATTCATTAACCCTGTTCCATCTGTGATTGATGATGGAAGTATTAACGGAAAAATATCTCCATCATTTTTTATTACATATTCAGCAAGAGTATTCATTTTCTCTCTATATCTTCCTCTATGCAATTTTCACCGTACTGAATTTCAACTAATTTCAGCGGCGTGTGTGATTCATTACATAACATATGCCACTCTCCAGGAGAAATTATAAGAGATTGATGTGTATCTAATTTAGCTCGCAAATCATAATCAGTACTTTTATTCAAAGTATAAACAGTGGCGGTACCTTGGGCAACAAACCAAATTTCATTTCGTTTAGCGTGACGTTGCATACTCAGACAAGAACCAGGATCGACTGTTAATTCTTTTACTTTGGTTGTATTATCATGTTCGTGTAAAATTCGATAATAGCCCCATGGACGATCGGTTTTAGGTTTTCGCCAATCTTCTAAAATCCAACTACTTGAATTCTTTTTGTCTTCACCCCCGACACCAAAAACAAAACTTAATCTAGGATCAACAATTTCCATTTCTGGAATATTTTCCTTTGTTCTATCTCCGCCGTTGGCAAAAATGATTTCATCGTTCGGAAAAATGTCTAATGTTTCACGAATAAAATGCTTGGCACTGCCATCAGCATCCGCGGCATCGTCAAAAAATACCACACTATCAACTATCTTTAAAGCTTGGATAATTGAAGTTCTTTCCCATATCGGCATAAATGGTCTACCTTTTTTTCTGGTCAACCATGTATCTGAATTAACACCAACAATAAGGTGGTCACCTAATTTTTTAGCCGCATGAAAATATGCTATGTGTCCACTGTGTAGCGGATCAAATCCACCCGTTACAAGAACTATCTTCATAGTGAAACATCCTCCATACCCGCTGTTCTTAATCTTGCCACATGTCCTAACATAAAGTTTTTACTCTCCAATCCTTTTATTAGCCCTAGCCACTTATTTCTAATTAATGCAACTTCATTAATCAGAGTTTCATAGTCAATGATTTCATCCTCTCCGTCAACATATTTTTCGGCATCTCTACTACTTAGAGCGCGTGGATATGACTCCAAATATTTTTGGAAGTGTTTACGTCTGATTTTTCGTAATTGAATATTCATGTAATTCAGCACTGCTTCAATTTCTTGAAGCTGATTAAATCGTCGTTCAGTTATACCTGGCAAATCGGCAACATTACGTTCTAATTTGCCACGAATAGAACATTCAATTTTTGCCTGAACTAATTCATCTTCATAGTATGAAATAAAATCAGGTAATTTACCCAAGTCTTGTATTATTTGACTATACCACATTAATTTTCGTAATCATCTGAACCATCAAACTCATCCACTTCGCTTTCGCCAGCATACTCTTCGTAGCTACGTTTGGTGTATGAATCTGTAGCTTTGAATTCCGTAAGTTGCTCATCTGATAGAGCATCAATCAGATAGCTCATTAAGGTATCGCTGGCCTCTTGTCTGTCTTTTGATGGAATATATTGCTTTAAAGTTTGATATGTTTCTATTAATACGTCTGTCTCAATGTTCATGTTCAATTATACCTTTGTTTTTTTATTACTTATATCAGACATAATTGTATCTAAACTATTTTCCTCGTTACGTTCCCATGCTTTTCTAAACTGTTTAATGATTACTCCATCATCATTAACATATTTCAAGCTGTTGCCATCTTTTTGCAACAAACCCTTACCTTCAAACAGATCAACTAATCCACTATATGGATTCAATCCAGTTTCATATGGAATTTTTACTTGTACACTTTCAAAAGGCTTGGAATAACGTGTTTTCATAATTTTACATGCACTACGAATACCGCGCACTTCTGTAATCTTATTGCCATCCTCATCCTCTTTAAGCTTGAGTTTCTTCATAGCAACTACGATACTACTTGCATAGATAAACCCTTGACCACCCGAAATCTTATCATCTGGGTCAAACATGTCCTGACTTGCATATGTATGATTTGTAGCAACTAATCCAATATTCAAATCACCAAACATGTTTACACAGTTACGAACAAGCGCGGTTAGTGCTTTGGGCTTGCGGCCTAAATCACCTTTAAGATCACCACTTTCAAACTGATTAACATCAGTCGGAGTCAACAACATACCAATACTGTCAAGTACAAATAATACCTTTGGTCGT